ATTTGGCGTCATCTACTCAAGCGGACAGATTTATCTTTAACGATGATTCCGGTAGTCCTGCCGATCCGGCTGGGTTTACAATTCAATTGCTTGGCGGTGGCTGGGTGCAAATTTAATAGGAGATTGATATGGCTGATACTAAAATTTCAAATCTCACTTCAGCAGAGGCACTTGTTGGGACGGAAGTTGCGCCAATTGTTCAAAGCGGCACTACAAAAAAAGCAACAATTGACCAAATTCTTGCGCCGGCTAACGGCAAAGGCATAAATTATTCAGCCGCTGGCGGCAATACACTGACAATTTACAAAGAAGGAACTTGGGTTCCAAGTCTGGGTGTTAATGGGTTCTCCGGCGCACCTTCAACCACCTCTACATCTGGCACATATACACGAATTGGCCGCATAGTTGTGGCACACATGACCCTGACATTAGCGAGTAGTAGTTATCCTGCAACGTACTGTGTAATCACAGGTCTTCCATTCCAACCGTCTTCAACTGGTAACGGCGTCGGCTCATACACCGGATTTAATCCCGGATCAGGTGTTCAGGGAGGCACTGTTCAGACCAACACGTCTAGTCAAATCACATGGTGGCCAAGCTCTGCCACCACGACTTCCACAGTTTGGTCAGCGACTGTGACATACTTCGTTTGATTTTTGAAATTGCTACTTCTTATCGCATAATATAAGAACTGTACCGGCCCAGTGGACCGGGGTTTCTACGGAAACAAAAAATGACTGAAGAAGTCCAGCAAAACTTAGCGGAGGTTGAATCCGCGCAAGCGCCCGAGGTGACGGCCACCACGGAAAACGCACAGAATGCGCCGGAAGTTGCTGACCAAAGCGGCGAAACAGCAGAGGAAAAGAGATTTACTCAGGCTGAACTCGATGCAATGATCGGTAAACGTCTCGCAAGAGAGCAGCGTAAGTGGGAACGTGAGCAACAAGCCAAGCAAGCAGAAATGCAAGCTCGGCAATCAATGCCCAAAGAACTCCCGCCGGTCGATCAGTTTGAATCACCTGAAGCTTATGCCGAGGCATTGGCTTTTAAAAAGGCTGAAGAACTGTTGGCCCAGCGAGAAGTTCATAAGCAACGTGCTCAGGTTGAGGAAGCCTACGCAGAGCGTGAGGAAGAAGCCCGAGGAAAGTATGACGACTTTGAACAAGTCGCCTACAACCCAAAGCTCCCAGTCACGGAAGTGATGGCCGAAACAATCAAGGCTTCTGACATTGGACCTGACTTGGCCTATTGGCTGGGCAGCAATCCAAAAGAGGCTGACCGTATTTCACGTTTGTCTCCACTTTTGCAAGCGCGTGAGCTTGGAAAAATTGAAGCAAAATTGGCTTCTGATCCGCCACAGAAAAAAACAACGTCTGCGCCTGCACCTATCAGACCTGTTACAGCTCGGACTAGTGGAAATCCAGCATACGATACGACTGATCCTCGTTCAACGAAGACCATGAACGCATCGGAGTGGATTGAAGCTGAACGCGCTAGACAGATCCGCAAGTTGCAAGCACAAATGAACCGCTAATTTTATAAGGACTCAATCATGGCAAATAGCCTGTTAACCATTGACATGATCACCCGGAAGGCTCTCGAGATCCTCGAGAACAACTTGGTGCTCACCCGTAACGTCAACCGCCAGTATGACGACTCTTTCGCTGTTGAAGGCGCAAAGATCGGCTCTACCTTGCGCATCCGCCTGCCTGATCGCGCTTTGGTGACCGACGGTGCCGCCCTGCAAGTTCAGGACGACAACGAACAATTCACCACTTTGTCTGTTTCCAACCAAAAGCATATCGGCGTGAATTTCACCTCCGCCGAACTGACCATGCAGTTGGACGACTTCGCAGACCGCGTTCTGAAGCCTCGTATCAGCCAACTTGCAGCCTCGATTGATGCTGACGTTGCAAACGCTTACAAGAGCATTGGCAACAGCGTTGGTACCCCTGGCACCACTCCTGGCACCTCTTTGGTTCTGTTGCAAGCTCAACAGAAGCTGAACGAAAACGCCGCCGTGATGAGCCCTCGTTATGCCACCGTCAACCCTGCCGCTAACGCCGGTTTGGTGGAAGGCATGAAAGGTCTCTTTAACCCCACCGACACCATTTCGAAGCAATTTAAGAATGGCATGATGGGCACCGGCATTCTTGGTTTTGACGAGATCAATATGTCTCAGTCGATCAAGCAGCACACGACCGGCGATTGGGGCACGACCATTGAAGTTGATGGCACGACCACGACCCAAGGCACTTCTCAACTGAACATCACTTTCACCGGCTCCGGCAAGACCTGGAAGGTCGGCGACGTGTTCACCATTGAGGGTGTGTATGCCGTCAATCCTCAAACCCGTGAGTCCACTGGCTCTTTGCAGCAATTCACGGTGACTGAAGACCTGACCGCTTCTTCCAGCGGCACTCTGAAGTTCTATCCCGCCCTGTACACCTCGGCTCACGCTCTTGCCACCGTGACGGGATTCCCGGCCAATGATGCAGACATCACGATGCTGGGTTCTGCTGCTAGCCAGTACGCTCAAAACTTGGTGTATCACAAAGACGCCATCACGTTTGCCACGGCTGACTTGCTGCTGCCCCAAGGCGTTGATATGGCTTCTCGTGCTGTCCATAACGGCATCAGCCTGCGCGTTGTTCGTCAGTACGACATCAACAACGACCGTATGCCTTGCCGGATTGACGTGCTGTATGGTTACAGCGTGATTCGTCCGCAAATGGCTTGCCGTATCTGGGGCTGATGAACCTAGGGGGCTTCGGCTCCCTCCTTAAATATTTGAAAGGAATTTGAAATGGCACTTCCTAAAGTTGGTGATGGCTATCAAGCCGGTGATGGCAACGTCAATGAAACCCTGAATGTTGGCGCGTCTGGTCAGGCTGTTGCTCTTGGTTCTGGCACTGGCGGCGTGACTGTTGGCAATGCTGCAACGTCCAAAGTCGGCTTCTACGGCAAGACCCCCGTGGTTCAACGTGCTTACAGCTCTGCTGTTCACGCCACCTCGGCCCTGGCTACCTCGGCTTCTTTCGGCGCAACCCAACTGGCTGCTCTGCAAGAAATTCAAAACACGCTGATTGGCCTGGGTGTTTGGGCTACGGCCTAATAGCGCATGAAAGTCATCTTCTGCATCCCGACGTTAAAAAAGCCCTATCAGGCGACGCTTGATAGCCTTGCTGCTTCTATTCCGTTGATTCAATCGGCGGGATGGGAGGAGGGAATGGTTTCTGAAATTGGTTGTCCGTACATTTCACACGCTCGGTCAACCATGCTTAGGAAGGCTTTGGATGCAAAGGCAGATGTCATTGTGTTCATTGACCATGATGTTTCATGGAAGCCTCAAGACCTTTTGACACTGATTGAAACCAAGGGCGATGTTGTCTGCGGCACCTATCGGTTTAAGAAGGACCAAGAGGAATACATGGGGGCGGTGCTATCTAACACTGATGGCACCCCCTTGGTCAGAGCCGATGGCAACCTGTTGGCGCATTCAGCCCCAGCGGGGTTTTTGAAGGTGACGAAGGAGGCGGTCAATAAGTTCATGACCGCCTACCCTGAATTGATCTACGGGGAGAAATATCATCCCTATGTGGACCTGTTCAATCATGGCGCTCACAAAGGAACTTGGTACGGTGAAGACTATGCGTTCTGCCGCAACTGGCGGGAATGCGGCGGCGAGATCGTATTGATTCCTGACCTGGACATATCACATCACACCACTGAGCAAGAGTACAAAGGAAATTTCCACAATTTCCTAAGGCGTCAGCCCGGTGGTGACCTTTACGAGGGATAAGAAATGCCTAATACCAAAGCGATTGGCGTTGCTTACGAAGACCAACAACTGGACGGAGCCGTTATCGGCAAGTCTGGCGGTACTGTTGGCTTCTACGGCAAAACGCCTGTTACTCAGCGCGCTTCCAGCGTGCAAGCTACGTCTAACCTTGCCACTTCGGCATCGTTTGGCGCTACTCAGTTGGCGGCTGTTCAAGAAATCATGAACACGCTGTCGGCTCTGGGCCTGTGGAAGGGTTCGGCTTGATCCGCGTGCTACACGCCGGATGTGGACGGGAACCACTCCCAGAGTGGTTTCCATCCTGTCAAGAAGTCCGCCTTGACGCCAACCCAGGGTGTGAGCCGGATATTGTTGCCAGTGTCACAGACTTGGGCGATATTGGCGAGTTTGACATGGTGTATTGCAGCCATGTTCTTGAGCATGTCTATCCGCACGAAGTTCACAAAGTCATTGCTGAATTTCACCGAGTGCTAAAGACTGGCGGCAAGGCAATCATCATCGTGCCAGATCTTGAAGACGCGGAAGCTACAGAGGAAGTTCTGTACGTATCTCCAGCAGGCCCTATCACTGGCTTGGATCTCATGTATGGAATGCGGTCTATGATTGAGGACAATCCTTACATGGCTCATCATTGCGGTTTTGTATCCAAAACTTTGGCTGATAGCCTGAGCATCTTTAGCGAAGTTCACACAAAACGCATGATGTTCAATAACTTGATGGGAGTTGGGATCAAGTGAACATCTATCTAAAACACCCCCGGCATGGGACAAAAATTGCCACAATGGAACTAGAGGCCGAATACGACGAGCAAAACGGATGGGTGCGATATAATCCAAAAACGCAACCCTCAGATGATGCGGCTCCGGCAAACGCCTTGGAGATCAAACGCCGTGGTAGACCTCCCAGGAAGGAACACGAAGCATGGCAACCGCCGGTGAACTCATCAATTCAGCACTCAGGCTGATCGGAATGCTTGCAGAGGGCGAAACGCCTTCTGCTGAAGTATCTCAAGACGCTCTCTCCGCTTTGAATCAAATGATTGATTCGTGGAGCATTGAGCGTCTTTCGGTTTACAACACCCAGGATCAGGTTTTTACTTGGCCCACCGACACCATCACCCGCACGTTAGGCCCTACGGGGGACTTTGTTGGCAATCGGCCTGTGTTGATTGATGATTCAACCTACTTTAGAGACCCGACAACGAATGTTTCGTTTGGGGTCAAGTTGATCAATCAACAGCAGTACAACGGGATTGCGGTTAAAACCGTCACGTCTACTTATCCACAAGTGATGTTTGTGAACATGACCTTCCCAGACATCACCATGACCATCTATCCGCGCCCAACTCGGGCGCTAGAGTGGCATTTTGTTTCGGTTCAGGAAATTTCCCAGCCGGCCAACCTTGCAACCAATCTCTATCTTCCGCCCGGTTACCTTCGAGCCTTGAAATACAACTTGGCGGCTGAAATGGCTCCAGAGTTTGGGGTTGAGCCATCCCCAACGGTTCAACGTATCGCTATGGCATCGAAGCGGAACCTTAAGCGCGTCAACAATCCTGACGACATTATGAGCTTGCCGTATTCTCTGGTTGCCACCCGTCAGCGGTTCAACGTGTACGCCGGGAACTATTGATGAAAACGCCAATTCTTGGCTCAAGCTACGTGGCTCGCAGCGTCAATGCTGCGGACGCTCGAATGGTCAATTTGTTCCCAGAGGTTGTGCCAGAAGGGGGCAAGGAGCCAGCTTATCTTCAAAGATGCCCTGGACTGCTCAATCTGGCGACTATCGGGGATGGCCCCATACGTGGGCTGTGGGCGTTCTCATCTGACAAGACTGTTGCGTTTGTAGTGTCTGGCACAAAGCTTTACAAGATCAATACAAGTTATTCCGCGACACTCATTGGAAATGTAAGCGGCACTGGGCCTGTCAGCATGGCGGACAATGGGACTCAATTGTTCATAGCCTGTAATGGCCCCAGCTACATTTACAACAACACTACTAATGTTTTCTCACAAATCACAGATCCTGACTTCCCTGGTGCGGGAACTGTTGGGTATTTGGACGGTTATTTTGTGTTTAACGAGCCAAATAGCCAAAGGATATGGGTCACAAGTCTCCTCGACGGCACATCTATTGATGCTCTTGATTTTGCTAGCGCCGAAGGATCACCTGATGGCGTTGTTGGCTTAATTGTCGACCATCGAGAGGTTTGGGTTTTTGGAACCAATAGCGTTGAAGTCTGGTATGACTCAGGCGCGACAGACTTTCCACTTCAAAGAATCCAAGGCGCATTCAATGAAATTGGGTGCATCTCTGCCTATACGATTGCAAAAATTGATAATGGCGTTTTTTGGCTAGGTGCTGATGCTCGTGGGCAGGGCATTGTTTATCGAGCCAATGGATACACGGGACAGCGTATTTCGACTCATGCCATTGAATGGCAAATTCAACAATATGGAAATCTGTCTGACGCACTAGCCTACACCTATCAGCAAGACGGGCACAGCTTTTATGTT